GAGTCTAAATATAGAACAGGTAAATCTCGTACAAAACACCCATTCTATTCAGAACGTGTATGACATAACGGTTGAGGGCGAACACTGCTATTATGCCAATGGCATTTTGGTTCATAATTGCAGCCAAGCCCTCTTGCGATTTAGAAAAGGCGGCTTTGTACGTCTGGAGTCAGACATGAAAGACGAACCGAAATCATTTAGGCGTCGCGGCGCTTACTACTAAGGATAGATCATGGAAAAAGGCTTGTACGCGGCACCAATGGGCATTGAAGAAGAAGTCTTAGAAGATACGCCTGAGCTTGAGATTGAAATTGTTAATCCTGACATGGTTACTATGTCGGATGGCAGTGTAGAGATTACGCTCATCCCAGACACAGAAGTAGACGACGACTTTAACGCAAACTTAGCCGAAGAGATAGATGATGGCGAGCTTCAATCCTTGGCCTCTGAATTGTTAGGTATGGTAGAAGCAGACGTTAATAGCCGCAAAGACTGGGCAGACTCTTACGTTAAAGGGCTAGATGTCTTAGGATTTAAATACGAAGAGCGCACAGAACCTTGGCAAGATGCGTGTGGCGTGTACTCTACAGTACTTGCAGAAGCGGCAATCCGTTTCCAAGCAGAAGCAATGTCAGAGACGTTCCCTGCAGCCGGCCCCGTAAAGACACAGATCATTGGTAAGATTACCAGAGAGAAAGAAGAAGCAGCCGCTCGCGTACAGGCTGATATGAATTATCAGTTAACAGACCGGATGGTTGAGTATCGCCCCGAGCATGAGCGTGCGCTGTACTCACTAGGACTTGCTGGCTCCGCCTTTAAGAAAGTCTACTTTGACCCCACGTTAAATCGCCAAGTCTCTATCTATATTCCGGCAGAAGATGTGATTGTGCCTTACGGCGCTTCCCATATTGAAAGTGCCGAGCGTGTGACACACATCATGCGTAAGACTAAGAACGAGATTAAGAAGCTTCAGGCTAACGGTTTCTACCGTGAAGTCGATCTTGGTGAGCCCACGACTTTTCATACAGACATCGAAGAACGCAAAGCTGAAGAGGGCGGGTATACCCTATCTGATGATGATCGCTACTCTTTGTGTGAGATGCACATTGATTACGTGATTCCGGGTATTGATGATGAGGAAGATCTAGCTAAGCCTTATGTCATTACGATTGAGCGTGCGACTGAGACAGTTCTTTCTATCCGACGCAATTGGAACCCAGATGATGAGCTCCAGTTAAAGCGTCAACACTTTGTGCATTACGTCTACGTCCCCGGCTTCGGCTTCTATGGCATGGGGTTGATTCATATCATCGGAGGATATGCGCGTGCGGGAACTTCAATTATTCGTCAGCTCGTGGATGCCGGCACTCTCAGCAATTTACCCGGCGGCCTTAAGTCTCGTGGTCTGCGTGTTAAGGGAGATGACACACCTATCGCACCGGGCGAATTTCGTGATGTAGACGTACCAAGCGGTAGCATCAAAGACAATATCATGACGCTGCCCTACAAAGAGCCAAGCCAAGTGTTGCTTCAGCTACTAAACCAGATCACGACAGAAGGCCGTCGTCTCGGTGCCATTAGTGATATGAATATCTCTGACATGAGCGCAAACGCCCCTGTTGGAACCACTCTAGCCTTACTTGAGCGAACCCTCAAACCTATGGCCGCAGTGCAGTCCCGTGTTCACTATGCGATGAAGCAAGAGTTCAAACTCTTAAAAATCATCATTGGTGACTATGCGCCAACGGACTATGAGTATCAGCCTGAGAATGGTGAGATTGTTGCTCGCCGCGCTGATTATGAAATGGTGGATGTCATTCCTGTTAGTGATCCTAACAGCAGCACAATGGCACAACGTGTGGTGCAGTACCAAGCCGTACTCCAGATGGCACAGCAAGCGCCGCAGATCTATGATTTGCCAAAACTGCACCGCCAGATGATTGACGTGCTAGGTATTAAGAACGCAGACAAACTTGTGCCTACAACGGAAGACCAGAAACCTCGCGATCCAGTATCCGAGAACATGGCCATCCTTGTTGGCAAACCCGTCAAAGCGTTTATCTACCAAGACCAAGACGCCCATATTGCAACGCACCAATCGTTCATGCAAGACCCAATGATTGCACAGACTATTGGGCAGAACCCTATGGCGCAACAATTAATGGCAGCCTTGCAAGCACATATTGCCGAACACTTAGCCTTTAAGTATCGTAAGCAGATCGAAGAACGTTTGGGTGTACCACTTCCATTGCCAGATGAAGAGTTACCTGAAGAGGTCGAGATTCAATTGGCACGTCTGGTGGCCGACGCAGGCAAGCAATTAACGCAGATGAACCAAGCGCAGGCCGCTCAACAGCAAGCTCAACAGCAGCAACAAGACCCAATGTTCCAGTTACAGCAGGCAGAAGTTCAAGTTAAACAGTCAGATGTTCAGCGTAAAGCTCAGAAAGACCAAGCTGACATCCAACTTGCTACACAGAAGTTAGAGCTAGAAAAAACCAAAGTTGCAGTAGAGCTAGAGAAAGAAAACACGCGAGTATCTTCGCAGCAATCACAGGCCGAGCAGCGTGCCAAGCTAGATCTTATGAAAACAGTCATGACACAAAACAAGGCTAGAAACGGAGGTAGATGATGGGCAAGACCGTCTTTGACGTGCTAAATGAAAAAATTACCGAGCATAAACGCTCTGCTATGGAATTTCTTGCTGATGGGGGGTGTAAAGACTTTCCTCATTACAGGAATATGTGTGGACTGATTCAAGGCCTAAGTCTCGCACAGCGCGAAGTAAATGACCTTATGCGTAACTTTATGGAAGACGAAGATGACTGAACAAGTCGTAATAACTGAAGAAGAAATGGAACAACAGATCCCCAAGCCAGTCGGCTACCGGGTGCTTATCGCCTTACCAACAATCGAGGAAAAGTATGATTCTGGCTTAGTTAAGTCAGACCGCACTCTGAATGAAGAGCGCATCCTATCTACAATGGGTATTGTTTTAGATATGGGTGCAGAGGCTTACTCTGACAAGGAACGTTTTCCTAATGGCCCGTGGTGTGCAGTAGGCGACTTTGTAATGTTTCGTCCTAACTCAGGCACACGCTTTAAAGTTAACGGCCAAGAGCTTCGCCTACTGAATGATGACTCTATTGAGGCCGTCGTTCCAGACCCAAAAGGCGTGACTCGTGCAGTCTAATCCGCATCATGCGTGCAAAGGAAAATTATGAACAAAGTAGAATTTAATTTCCCCGACCCAGACAAGGGAGATATTCAGGTGGAAGTAGAGGGTCAAGAATCCGAGAAGGAGGCAAAGGTTCAGGCCAAGCCAGAGCTAGAAATCGAAGTCGTTGACGACACGCCCCCCAAAGACCGGAACCGCAAAGCCTCTGATCCGCCAGAAGATGTGACGGACGAAGAGCTAGAAGATTATTCCGAAAAGGTTCGCAAACGTTTGCAGCACTTTAGTAAGGGTTATCACGATGAACGTCGTGCAAAAGAAACAGCGTTTCGCGAGAAAGAAGAAGCCCTGCGTATTGCGCAGCAGCTTGTAGAAGAGAACAATAAACTCAAAGGTACGGTAGGTAAGAACCAAGAGATTCTCTTAGACCAAGCCAAGCGTGCTACAGCAGCCGAGCTAGAACAAGCCAAGTTTAAATACAAGCAAGCGTACGAATCTGGTGACTCCGATGCAGTATTGTCGGCGCAAGAAGATTTGACGTCGGCTAAGATTAAAGCTGACCGACTAAATAATTTTAAGTTACCCGTTGCACAACAACCTGAAAAGGTGGTACAACAACAACAATTCACCCCTGCGCCGTCAGTTGATGAAAAAGCCGTAAGGTGGCAACAAGCCAACCCGTGGTTTGGATCAGATGATGAGATGACCAGTTTTGCGCTTGGGTTGCATCAGAAATTGGTCAAACAGGGTTTAGATCCTAAGAGTGATGAGTACTATGAGAAGATAAATTCTCGTATGCGGCAGGTCTTCCCAGAGGAAGTTTCCTTTGAAGAATCCGAGCAAGTGGAAGAAAAGCCACGCAAGAAGTCTAATGTAGTAGCTCCTGCAACACGCAGTACTGCGCCGAGAAAGATCGTACTGACGCAAACGCAGGTGGCCATTGCAAAGCGGCTTGGAGTACCACTTGAACTATACGCCCAAAAGGTTGCTGAAGAGATGAGGAAATAATCATGGCTGAAAATCGTTTAAATCGTGAATTGCAAACCCGTGAAAAGACGGGCCGTAAGCGTGCATGGACTCCGCCTGAAACATTGCCTAGTCCACTACCACAAGACGGTTGGAACTTTTACTGGGTACGAATATCGACTCGTGGCGAAGCAGATGCTATGAACTTTTCTTCGAAACTTCGAGAAGGCTGGGAACCATGTAAAGCCATAGATCACCCCGAGATTCATTTAGTAACGGTTGAGAATGATCGCTACAAAGACAATATCGTGATTGGTGGTTTGATGCTTTGTAAGGCCCCGTCTGAAATGATTGAAGATCGTGCAGAGTACTACCAGAACCAAACTGATGCTCAAATCCGGTCTGTAGATCACAGCTATATGAGAGAGAGTGACCCACGTATGCCCATGTTTAATGAACGCAAAACAAAAGTCACCTTCGGCAGAGGAAGTTAAATTTCATTCATTAGGAGTCCTTAAATGGCCTACCCTACCATTAGCAAGCCCTATGGCTTTAAGCCGGTCAATTTGATCGGTGGACAAGTCTTTGCTGGTGCGACGCAAAAAATGCGTATTGCCAGCGCTTATGCTACATCCATTGGATGCGGCGACCTACTTATAAAAGTAAACGACGGTACTGTTGCACGTTCGGCGGCTACAACTGCTAAACCTACTGGCGGCTTCGCTGGTGTGTTTCTTGGTTGTGAGTTCATCAACCCAACGACAGGTCAATTGCAATTCCAACAGAATTTTGTTGGCGGAACAACCGTGACGACTGGATTTATCACAGCTTATGTTTGTGTAGATCCTGATGCACTGTTCCAAGTTGCTATCGTTTCCGGCACAACAGTTGTGACTGGCGTTCAATATACTTCGGTTGGCGACAATGCAACCCTTGTAAACAACACCTCAATCACTGCGTCCGGCAACTCGCAAATTGCACTGCTTGAATCAACCGCTACGACAGATTCTCTGCCGATTCGCATCGTTGACGTTGTGCCTGACACCGCCTACGAATCTGGCGGCAACACGCTGTATCCTGAAGTGATCGTTAAGATTAACTTTGGTATGCACGCACTTGACACCGCCGTCGGCGTTTAAGGAGCAATAAATGGCTATTTCACGCGCACAACTACTTAAAGAACTCCTCCCGGGGCTTAACGCACTTTTTGGTTTAGAGTATAAAAAGTACGGCGAAGAGCACAAAGAGATTTTCGAAACGGAATCTTCCGAGCGTTCGTTCGAAGAAGAAACCAAGCTGTCTGGCTTCTCGGCTGCCCCAGTCAAGAACGAAGGCTCCGCAATGGCTTATGACAATGCACAAGAAGCTTGGACTGCCCGTTACGTCCACGAGACTATCGCAATGGGATTCTCGATCACCGAAGAGGCGATTGAAGATAACCTATATGACTCACTGTCTTCACGCTACACGAAGGCATTGGCTCGCGGTATGGCTTACACAAAGCAAGTTAAGGCTGCAAACATCCTTAATAACGCTTTCGCAACCGCTGTTACCTATGGCGACGGTCAAGTACTTTGCTCGACCGCACACCCATTGGTTTCTGGCGGCGTAAACAGCAACCGTCCTTCCGTCGCATCTGACTTGAACGAGACTTCTTTGGAAGCCGCCGTCATCCAGATCGCCGCATGGACTGATGAGCGCGGTTTGCTTATCGCTGCTAAACCCAAGAAATTGGTCGTTCCTCCCTCACTCCAATTCGTTGCAACTCGCTTGCTCGAAACGGAACTGCGTGTTGGCACAGCCGATAACGACATCAACGCAATCAAAAACAACGGGTCTATCCCCGGTGGTTACACAATTAACCACTACCTGACAGACACGAATGCTTGGTTCTTGTGTACCGACGTGCCAAATGGTCTCAAGCACTTTGTTCGTTCGCCAATGGCAACGTCAATGGACGAGGACTTTGACACTGGGAATAGTCGTTATAAGGCGAGAGAGAGATATTCTTTCGGGGTCAGCGACCCCCTTGGAATTTTTGGATCGCCCGGCGCTTAACCCTTTAGAATCAAGCACTTAGCTCTACAGACCCCGCTCACAAGGCGGGGTTTTTCTTTGGGTTGACACAAATGTTTGTATGGTGTTACTATATGTCTATCGGGCTTTATAGGATACGATAATGAAACAATCTGTCATTTACAAAATCATCAACACCATTAACAACAAATTTTACGTGGGGAGCACGACTAACCAGTATGAACGTTTTCGGGTTCATCGCGCTAGATTAAGGAATAACAAACACCACTCGCATCATTTACAGGCCGCATGGAATAAATATGGCGAGCAGGCATTTGTGTTTCATGTGGTGGAGGTCGTGCAAGAAGACCGCTCATTGCAGGAGGCGGAAGATGTTTGGCTTAAAGATTGGGTCGGTAAAGAAGAGTGTTATAACAAAAGCCGATATTCAAGCGCTCCTTGGCGCGGCGGTGCAAAAGAAGACCACCCTATGTATGGGAAAACCGTATCAGAAGAAACCAAAGTGTTACTCCGAACCGCTCGTTTATTACAAGCAGACCCTCGTCTCGGAAAAACCCATTCAGAAGAGACTAAGCGGCTCATTAGAGATAAAAAGCTAGCCAACCCAACTAGAGCGTGGTCAGGTAAAAAACGAGATGAGGCTACCCGAAAAAAGATAGGAGACGCGCAACGTGGTGTACCTAAAGCGCCTAGAACGTTTACTGAGGAGGGTTTACGTAACGCACGGGAAAATATGAAACGAAACGCCAGAGAACAGAAGCCATCTGATTTGTCTGATGTACTAATGAAGTTTCCACAAGAAACTTTGCGTAAGTATGATTTTAGCAATGCTGTTTACACAGGTGCTCTTACCCGTGTCAAAAACTGCGTATGCCAGCATCATGGAGTTTTTTCACAGTACGCGGCGCAATTTCGTAAAGGACGTGGGTGTCCGGAATGCGGGGCGGAGCAACGAGCAGAATCCAGAAAAGTTCAAATGAAGCAAGCTTGGGCAGACCCAGTTTGGAGGGAGAATTTAATGCAAGCACGTGCGGCTAAGAAACTACTTAAAACTTTGTAGCTCTGCCTTTTTCCGTAAATATTCGTCATTATGGTGAATCCGGTGGCAATTTGCGCATAATACGATACATTTCTTGATTTCTTCTAGGGCTCGTCGGTACGCGTTATTACGTATGAGCTTGTGTAGATGCACATTATCGGGGGAGCTTACAACGTGATGAAAGTCTAGGGCTGTGGAGTGAGCAAAATAAAAAACGAGCGGCCGCACAATACCTTGCATCCCCCACTTAAATAAGTTATAAAGTAACAACACTGGGAAACTCCAGTTCTATAGACCGCCCCAGCGGACGATGCAGAGACTATAGAACGATGTACTGCACATACAAAGGAAATATCATGAGTTCAACGACTTTCTCCGGCCCAGTCACATCCACAAACGGTTTTATTGGTGGTCTTGTTGGCGCGGTCACTCTTCCGACATACACGGTTATAAGCGCAAATGCCTTGGCTACTAAGCCCGCAGGTCAAATTATTTATGTGTCAAACGGTCTTGCCGGCGCACCTTGCATCGCTGTTGGTAATGGCACAATCTGGGTTTCTCCTGCTGGCACAGCAATCGCTTCTGCTTAATTAGCTCCCCTGTTTATGCGGGGTTTATCACTTATAGGAGCTGATAATGACTATGCAAACTGACGTAAAAGCTGTAGAACGAACAACCTCGGGCTCGGCTTTTGGCGATAGAACACGGGTAAAAGGGATTATTGTCTCGTTTGCCAGCGCGGGTACAGTCGTCTTGAAAGATGGTGGTACTGATGGCACAGCGCGGTTCTCATATACGGCACCAGCAGTGGCGGGCACGGTAAGCATTACATTCCCCGGTCAAGGCATTCTTTTTGATACAGATGTGTTCGTCACGTTGGCGAATGCTACGGCGACTGTGTTCTATGGCTAAGAAAACCCCCGTACTTGCAGTAGGTCGTGGTGAAAAGCTTCCTACAAAGCAAGGGGCGGGGCTAACTGCGAAAGGCAGAGCCAAGTACAACAAAGCCACTGGGTCTAATCTAAAGGCTCCACAGCCTGAAGGTGGCCCTCGTAAAAAATCATTTTGTGCA